TAGGAAGCTTTATGTTTTTATTTAAGACAATATCATCAAAATCTAAAAGTATATCTGTATTTTTAATACACTCATCAATTTGTTCATCGGTTAAAATACCTTGTTCTTTTAATCTTCTACGAGATTCTTGCTCATCAGGGTAATCCATATACCATCCTTGTTCATCCTCATCGTATGTGATACCTCTTGCTTCTAAATAATTATCTCTTTCCTTATATTGATCTGGATATATATAATGGCTATCACAACCAAGAATTAATTTGATTCCAAATTTATCATGCAAATCAATTATTCTTTTATTTATTTTCTTTTGAATATCAGTATTATGATACTGAATCTCCAAAAAGAAGTTATCTTTAAAATGCCTATATAATTTTTCTGTAATCTCCTCAATGTCATTGTAAACCCAATATTTCAAACAAGCAGTTGTTACCATGATATTTTCAGGTTTTACATTTAATAAAAGATTGATGTCAATTCTTGGTTGTCCATAAAACCCATCTATACTTGCAACAGAAAGAATTTCATTAATATCTCTACGTCCCTCTTCGTTTTTAGCTAATAAAATTATATGGCAATTAGTTCTGTCTTTGACAAATTCATTCGGAATTTCTTTGCCTGTTTTCTTATCTATTTTGGAATATTCAGCTAATCTATCTTTTACCCAATATGCTTCTGCACCAAACACAAATTTAAGTTTTTTCTTTTCAAACTGTTCTTGGGTTAATAATCCAGATTCTACATCTTTCAAAAGCTTATCATTATGCTTTTGAACCAATTCGTATGGAACATAATAATTTCCTTGATAACCATGTTCTACGCTTGATATTACATTTTGTCCTAATTCTACTGCTCTTTGTATATATTCCTCATATGATGCAGCACAATCAGTAACTAAAACATTACTATAAGATGTGTGTTTATGATAATTTTGCATAATATCTCCTACTCATACGTGTCCGTTTCTGGGTTATATTGTCTATTATCTTCTTGTTGTTTTTTACCAGTAGGCTTTGGCTTATATTCGCAAGCATGATTACGTTGACCACACAAATAATGGCAATAATAATAATCTGGATTTGGATTCCATTCACTTTCTTTTTCAATGAGACTAAGTGTATCTTTCGCCCATTGAATAGCTTCGTCATATTCTTCCTTAACCCAAGGAATCTCTATCCATTTTTGATCTTTGAACATATTCCATTTCAGTTTTGATACTGAACCATATTTTTTTATCACTGGGATTGAATATAAATAGAGTTGTCGTTTAAATTCTAAGAAATGTTGTTGATCAGATTTGCTAATCTTACCGTTTTTTAAAATTTTTAAACTTGCCGATTTATGATCTATAATAATAATCTCATTTGTTTTTTTATCTTTAACAAGTAAATCTATATACCCTATAAAATCCTTGCCATTAATAGTAAATTCAACTTTTTCTTCAACACCAAGAATCTCATAATTCTCCAAATCTAAATCAATATTATCGAAATAATCAATACCTTTATCATAATAAGACTGTCTAATGTCTACAAATTTATTTGGTGGAGCATTATGAGGAACGTCTTGATTAAAATGTTCCTCATAATATTCATTTAATTCAAATAATGAAAGTTCCCCTTTTTCATACTTTTCAAGAATTTTATGAACAAGTGACCCGTATTCACCAAAAAATCCATTTTCAGATTTATTACATTCGAGATAATGTAATTTCCATTCATACGGGCAATTATAATATGAGTTTAATCTTGAAAATGACCATTGCATTGTTCCAAGCAAAAAATTCAGTTCTTCATCCATCATAATAATCAGCCTCCTTATTGGTCTGGAAATGTATTATCTACAGACCTATCTATATATGGTAATTTATCTGTATATATGTCACTATCCCAAGCAAATTGAGCATCATATTCTTCATAGTCCGTATAAAACCTTCGAGAAGTTAAGTCATACCATAAACCCATTTGGAAATCTGCTTTTCCTAATAATCTATCTTTGATCACTGTAAGCACTACATCAAAGTTATGCCATTTTGATTTTGCATCAGCTTTTTCTTTTTTGGAAACTCGTCTTAGACCTATGGATCTCATAGCAAGATTAATAATATTAGAAGTTCCAGATATGTCATACATTTCAATGTCAGAATTGGTATCTTGTGTTTTTCTTGGGTGAGCAATCAAAACTACTGCTACATTAAATTTTGCAGCAAACTTAATCAAAGAATTAATCAAATTTGTTTGAGCCGTATTTTTATCACTCTCTGCACAATTTAGGTCAATCATCATAAGGTTATCAAGCACAATCAATTTACATCCAAACTTTCTTACACATTCTTCTGCGGATTTCAAAACTGAATCAACATCATTAGGTTCATCATCTCTATAGATAAACAATTTTTTGTTGTAATACGTTTGCATCTTTTTTTGAATAGATTGAGGTACTATGTAATATTTTCGATTGTCTCTACTTGTTTTTTCAACCATATTTCTTCTACCTGCTATAATTGTATTGAACCAATTAGCAGACATTCTTTCAGGCATTTCTTTTGAAAACAAAAATACAGGGTTGCCATCATCTATTGTTCTTGCAATTGTCTGATCTATAATTGAAGTTTTTCCACTACCAGGTCTTCCAGATAGAACAGTTAATGTTCCATAGAAGATTTTCAACAATTCTTCATCCAATGGTTTGATACCTGTCTTAACTCCATCCATTTGAGAAATATCAAGTTCCTCAATTTCAGAATAATCAACAACACTTTTTACTGGAACATCTTTTGCATCCGAAATGAGATTCATCACAAAATTTTTGCCACCTATTTGTAAGCAATCATTAATATCTTTTATTGGAACTTTTTTACCATTCTCTTTTTCAAAATATTCTGGTGCTGTTATATATTTTGTTCTCCATGTTCCTAAACGGTAAATACACTCTTTTCTCATTTTAATGCCTGCTTCATCATTATCAGACCAGATAATAATTGAATCAAAATTGTTTAACCAATCCCAGTTCTCCTCAATCCAATGAAGGTTTCCTGCCCCAAGAGGAACACTTACAGTATTAATATATCCTGCCTCAATAGCACTTGCACAATCTGTCTCCCCTTCTGTAATTAATAATGGTTTTGATGTATTGACTCTATTCATATTAAATAATAAAGCCGATGTATCAGAGTCTTTTTGACACCATGTTTTCGGTTGCCCTGAATGTTTTTCTATTGTTCTTGCAGGTCTATATTTGACCATTGTTAGAACATCATTTGTGTCATAGAAATTAAATACTCCATTTCCATGTAAATCTTCTCTAATGTCCAGATAATCAATTACATTCTTTGAAATTCCTCGTTTGCCCCAATATTCAAGGACATTCGTCTTTTTATTTAACGGTTCTTCGTGTGGATATCTATAGTTTCTTCTAGTTTTTACATCTTTTTCGCCAAAGCTATATTCGACATTTGCTTTATCAAATAAATATTTTGCCGCTTCTAAAAATGTATTTCCTTTTTCCATTAAAACATCAATGATATCAACTGTTTTATTACACCCGAAACAATGAAAAGTATAATTCTTTTTATTGTAAATAAAGCTTGCAGTATCTTCATTATGATATGGACAACATGCCTTTAAATTTTTTTCATCAAAATTATCCAGTTCAAGCAATTCTGCTATTAAAAAAGCGTTTTTGTCACCTAGCTTTTCTTTCGCTTTTTCAATGTCTTTTTTATCAATTAGCATCTACTCACCACCTATACTTTAAATTCTTGCTCATAAAATAACTTTCTGATGCCATACAAAACTTGCACTGGCTTTTGAGAATAATACAATTTTGACGACTCAATATTTTTTCTAATGTATTCTATAGGGACTCTATTTTTAAAAACCATTGTGTTTATTGCTCTATAAGCAATAGGATATTTTGTCTTATCTTCTATATAGTTCATGTATGTATTGACACAATCAGCAATTTCTTGTTTCATACCTGCACAATCCCAATGATAATGTTTTCTATTAATAACCACGGATTCAGAGTCTTTAACTCTGTCCCCGTGGTGTAAACAATATTTATATGCGCAGATATATTCTTTTTCTTTTTTACCTGCCATATCTACCTCTTTTAGTTAAATGGAAGTTCTTCCTCAATACCATCTGGAATACTCATGAATTTATCACTTCCAGGAGCAGGTGTTTTATTAACATTACTTGTAGAGTTTTCAGAAGAATTTTTGCTTTCTGCAAATTCTACCTGTTCTACAATAACATCAGTTGTATAAACTTTAATTCCATCTTTATTTGTATAACTTCCAGTTTGAATACGCCCTTCTACAACAAACTTCGTACCCTGATGTCCATATTTTTCAATAAATTCTGCGGTTTTTCCAAAAGCCACACAACTAATGAAATCGGCAGTCTGTTCATCACCCTGTCTTTTGAATCTTCGATCTACAGCCAGAGTAAATCTCGCAACTGCGGATGAATTTTCTCCCTGTGTGTATCTTACTTCTGCATCTCTTGTCATTCTTCCCATTAACATTACCTTATTCATTATATTTTCCTCCTATAATTACGCCTGTACTGGTTTGATTACTTTTACTTTTGCTAAACATTCTTTTGCTGCTTCTAAATCTTTAATTGCATTTGGATTGCCACTTGGAACATATTCTTTCAGAACATTCATTAATTCTACATTTTTTGTACCGCCAAGTTTCGTGCAAAAAGAGATAATTTCTTTTTTGATGGAAATAATATCATCTTCTACGTTTTGAGCTGTAGATGCTGTAAATTTAGGTCTTGTTGGTTCAATATCCGATGTATTAGCCCACTTGATAATTTTCTGTCCGTGAGATTCTGTAAGTAATGTTGCATTATCATTCTCAAAAATATGAGTATTATCTTTCTGAGGTTCAGCCATATGAGTTTTTTGATCTACTGTAAATGTACAAGTAAATTCATATTCAAACCCATCTCTCTGTTTTGCTCCTACTCCAAGTTTTTTTACACTTGTTTTACCTCTATCATCTTTTTCAATTTCATACTGATCTTTTCCTCTCATAGTTGCGATTAAATGGATTGGGCTTGTAGCAAGCTTATTGATAAATGCATCATGTCTTGGGGTTACTTTCGCCCATGCCTGATATGTCCCACCAGCTTTTTGCTGTAATTCAAGACAACCACCTTTACCATCCCATTCAGGTGATGTACTGTCCATAATTAAGATGTCATATTTTTCTTCGACTGCAAAATCAATTACATCAGAAAACTGTTCTGGGTTAAAAGGTTCTACAAGATCAACAATGTCATAATCAAATTCATTTGCATAGTATCTACCTCTTGCACCCTCTGTATTAGCAAGTAAAATTCTGCAAGGTCTTCCAGTGATTTTTTCCAATTCTTCACGCATTCCAGTAGCTAATCTTAATGCAGAATATGTTTTGCCACCGCCTGACGGAGCCATAAGTGCCACCTTTGTATAAATTTTTTCTCTGACTGCTTTTTGTACTTTAAAAGCCATAATCTTAAATCCTCCTGTGATTTTTATTTTTTGTTTTTGACATGTAATAACATTTATGTGAACACACTCATATTTGAGTGTAGCAACATGGAATTAAATCTATAAGATAAATTCTATGTCAACAGTGGTTTATGGGTATAAAATCCCAAGGGTATGCTGCTAACCACCCATATTTTATTTCTCTATTTAGTTTCAATTTATTTGGAAAATTCGATTCGATTGAATCTGTAAGATTTATTTTTCTTTATTTTTAACTGGTAAAATTGAAATAATATATCGTCCTGGAAGTATTAACAACTCACCATCTTCTGTTTGAAAATGAAACTGTTCAAATAATCCCATAATATGTATTAGCTTTACATTTTTATATCTTCTATAAAACATTATGTCTTTTGTCGAATTAATAAAATTATGATTAAACATAATATCATCTCGACATCCAGTGCATTCTACATTATAATTTTTGTCAATCATTTGACAAATCATTTCATTCCATTTTTTATAGTTATCATTCATACTTTATACTCTCTAACAAATTATTCTTTTATAACTCTACATTTTCCATAACTGCTCTAGCTTCGAGAACAGCAATATAATCTGTCATAGCCTTAATCTGCATATTATATGTACTTCTTGGACATGTAGGTTTAAAGTTTAATTCTCCTTTATCCCATTTCTCTAACATATTTTTAAGACCTGTATATCTAATTACAAGCTGTTCATATTCTGCAATAAATCTTTCTTTGTAATCTGCGCTATTCATCATTTCCACTGTTTCTTTTAATGTCTTCATAAATATCGTTCTCCTTTTCTCCGATGAAATTTGGATTTCCTGTTATCTATCTCTTTCAGATAATGTAATTGTATCAATGTTGACTCCAAGCAATCTCTGTAATACCATTGGTGCTTCATCAATTAAAACTTTTTTACTTGTGAGTAATGATCCATTTTGAAATAATTCTTGCACTGTCATTGGTTCAGGAATAGATACCCCAATTCTTTTTGCAATATCTTTAACGACACCTACTCCTGTATAATCTGCGCATACAATTGGATATTGTGTAACATGACTTCTATGTACTAAATATGTTGTCTTACCTTTTCCTCTTTCTAAATTACAAATTTCCATATTTAATTTCCTCCATTTATATATTTTTCATTATCTTTATTCACAATTTAATTCTTGTCTACCGTACAAATCAAAACCAGTACATATTTCATTTAATTCAGATGTATGTTCTGAAAGATAATCCATAATATTTTTTATGATATCTATATCACCAATACCAATTATGCTTGTTAATTTTTCTTTTGGTATGTAGATTTCATATTCGTTACTATCGAATTTAATTGGAATCTTGCCATCGTAGTCTTTACAAGATAAATTTACTATTACATTTGACGGTGATATATTAATTTCCACATCATGCAAATTATCATCCTTTAGGATTTTTGTAATATCTTCTACTACGTTAATCATTTATTCTCCTTTTCATCATCCTTATTCACAATTTTGTCAATCTGATCTGTAATGTAATCAACTACATCTTTGCCAGTTTTGCCAACCGCTTGAATATTGTCCGATGTAATTTCATTTGCTACCATCATTGTATAAACGGTTTCAGTAGTTGGGGTAAGAACTGTTAGAATCATAGAAATAATCCCAATTGAAATAAATAGTTTAAATCCATTCTTTGTTAAATCATCAAATCCTATAAAACATATCGCAAATGCAACTATTGTAACAATTAGAAATAAAGTTCCCACTGTATCTGCTCTACTAGCAAAATAAATCAACCAAGGACTAATAATCGGTTTCATAATTTTCATCTCCTATCTATATATTCTCCATTTGAAACGAAAGTTTCATTTATAAATTCTCTAACTTTTTTAACTCTTTTTGAGCATTTTCGATAGTTTCTTTAAGATTTCTAATCTTACATTCTCTTTCTGCTAGAAGTTTCTTTTCATTTTCTTCTTTATCATCTGCATAAAACTTATCTTCAAAGTCCCAATAATTATGTTCATCTCCCCTCCATGTGCGGTTCGATACAAGAAAACTTTTTCTTACTTCAATAGTTGGAGCTTCCCAATCACATCCATGTCCACAACATCCTTTATCTTCTCTATAATCTGGATCACCAGGTTTACATTCACAATATCCCAAATAGCGTTCATCATATCCGAATGTAATTTCATATCTAAAATTTGCTTCTATGTATCTACATCCATCACTATCCTTAATTGCATTGTAAATAATCACATTTGCTTTACAGATATAATAATCATAATTTTCAATTGTGATATTATAATTATTGCAATTTCTTAAATCAGAACTAAACTCATCATATTGTCTATGATTATTTTCTAAATCTTGGCATAAACAAGAAATCAAAAATGGAATATCTAACTTTCCCCCATTTGGTTCTCTACATTCATTCTCGTATTTTAATGCTTCAATTAATTGTTCTATAAAATATTGAAATACAGTATTATTGCTATAATTCATATGTATTTATTCTCCTTTCAATATCCTCGTATCTCAAATAATTCTTCTTCGTATGATATACATTCATATCTTTTACAATTATCTACTGTACATTGAAATTCTCTACACCAAGGACTTCCATCTCCCATATGATCGTATGGACAATGATAATCTTTTCTGCAATATTCACAGTTTGTATATTTCTCACATGCCATTTATTCAATCTCCTTTACAATTTCTCTTCTTTAAATTTCTCCAACATGTCTTCATAGAAAAAAATTTGATCTTGAATGTGATCTTCAATCATATCAATAAACTGTTCCATCGCTTCATCGGGACTTTCAGAAGGAACGTATATAGAATCATATTCTACTTCCATCAACTTTGAAATATAGTAGAAATCATCTTTTTTGTCATTGTTTTGTTGCCATTCCAGGATTACTTCATCATCATAGAACTGAGTAAAATGTAATTTACCAACTAAAGCATTGGGAAATTCTTCTACCTCCCAATACCAATTTTCGTGTTCTTTACCCACTCAACTACTCCTTTCTCCTTAATCATTCGCTTCTTTTACAAGCTCGCCCACATTGTTTTTCAAATATTGACTGACTTTAATATAACCATCTGTATTATTCTTCTCTGCAAATCCTCTGAATTTTACTCTAGCAGGATAAGCATTTGAAACTGATCCGTCTTCTTCAATAACTACACAAATCGCCCATCCGAATGTATGTAAAATCATATTGATCCACCAAAGCAATCCGTTATTCCTAAATTCTTCCCATGATTTCTTTTCTACCATTTGAATTTTCTCATACTTATCACATGTACTATTCAGACTACAATAACATCTATCATGCTTATGTACACACGTTTCACAAATCTGTGCTGTCATACTATTTATTCTCCTAACATTTTCTTCACATCGAGTACGTCAATTTTCTGGTAATGATATTCAAAAGGTGATTCGATATAATTCTTATTTAGCTTATCGTTTACATCATTTACACAAAATACTGTGCATCTATCACCATGATTGCTACCATTGAAATGAATTTCTGCATTATCGCAAGTTTCTTCACCAGTTTCAAACCAATCTTTACGACACTCAAAACACTTCATAGATAATTTATATTTCTCATTCATTTTATCGACAAAATATCTTGCTGATTCTTCATCATATGTAATTCCATCTATTACTTCTCCATAGGAATGAGTAATTAGATAAACACTATCTTTTTCATTTTTAATCATACACATTCTCCCATAATCGCTTTCGCTAATTTATCCCAATCAGATTCATAATCTTCTTTTGATAATTCTGTCAATACTTCATCCATTAGTAAATGTAATATACCGGATTCTCTCGCAGCTTCGATTGCTGTTTTGCCTTTAGTGATTAATTCTACAAATCTTGCAATTTTAACATTTTTAATAACTTATCGCCATCCTTTACAAATTCAAATTCTCCATTTGTATATGAATGTAACCTCCACCCTTTTACAGTTTCAAACTTATGAACATAATTTGGATGTCCATGTTTCTTTAGCATCTTTTTATTAATTCTCTTCTTTTTGTGCCATCTACAAGGAATCACCATAAAGACTTTTATATCGTATGCATCTGGTACTCTTGCTTCATCAATAGCTACAAGATCATGGAACATTTTTACATCACACTCTTTCTGTAAATCAAGTGTACATGGTGAACCATATAACTTTTCACACTCTTTTATGTACTCATTATAATGTTCATTTTTATATTTTGTATTGTATTGATATTTTTCTATCATATACTTCTCCATGAAATTCAGAATTTATTTATTATTATCTTTTTAGTTCTCCTTATGATATTCTTTATCTAGCCAATGAATACAGTTATCAATCGCAGCATCATAATTTTCAAAAATGTATCCACTTGGACTATACCAATAAGCAATTTCCCAAACATAAATCTTTTTTACTAAATATGGTGCAATTTCCTCAAGTGACATTGCTCTAAGTCTATCTATATTTCTCATAATCCACCTCACATATTAGTTTCTATACCATGCCATTTTTTGTGTTTCATCCAGTTTCGCCATTCGACATTCCCAAAATGGATTCTTACTTCTATATTCTCTATATCATCCTGCGATAATATCCAATCACGATACTGTTTTACTTCACCATCAGTTAAATCATAAATGTTTTTATAATAACCTAGAACTTTATCAATCTACTCAACAGACCAATCATAATCAGATAAGGCAGCTTGACGCTTATATTCCGCAATATGTTCATCTACTTCTTTTTGTGCTTCATCGTATGTGCGATATACTTTTGAACAGGTTACAGTAGTATGATTAGGTGTCCTATTGATTCCCCAATCTTGCGGATACCCTTTATGTATTCTCCAACCATCAGTAGTAATCTCTGATTCAATTTCTCCATGAAAGATTTTCGCACGTTTCACTAAAAATCCTTTATCATATGCTTCTTTTAATGTTTCTGGTTTGTTAATGTCCAATTTAAAATTAATCTCTTCATCTGTTAATGGATCTTGTTTAATCTCAAATAGCTTTGTATCATAACTCCAATTCTTAGGAAGCTTGTGAAATCTCTGCTCAGTGTCAAATTCGTCAATCGGAACACATTTTATATAATCAGAATAGATTCTTCTACGTTCTCTTGGTGCAAGATAATCAATATAGACATCGAATTTATATTGTTCATCTACCATTCCATAATGAACTGAATATTCATGTCCACGCTGATGACACCAAAATACAATTTCACCACTTTCAAATCTCTTATCCTTTGGTGGTGTATTTGCCATAATTATTCCCCCTTTCATAATTATTTGAATGTGTAAGTAGGGAATTGAACCCTACCACTCTATATTTCTACATATAGAATCACACCATGTCTACACTATTTATTTCTCTGTTGCATCCACTACGGTTGTACCTGCACCTTGTACAGTAACCCAACCATTTTTATAATGTGCTTCTGCTTCTTTCATTCTAATAAGTTCATCCGTAATAGAAGAACTTAGTTCTTTATTTGCCTTTGCTTGTGCTTCCGCTGCGATTCTAGTCTTTTCAGCATCGGCTTCTGCTTTAATTTTTGTTTTCTCTGCATCTGCTTGCGCTTTTGTAATCTCAATATTTGCATCCGCTTCGGCTTGTAATTGTTCGGTCTGTTTCTGTACTTTTACTTTCTCCTGTTCAGCTTGAGCCTGTTGCTTTTCCTGTAATGTGGTAACACGATTATCAATTGCCTTTTTTAATTTTTTATCAGGATGAACATCAATAATAGACGCATCAAGGACTTCAATACCATATTTCTTAGAAAATTCTTTATTTAGATACTCAGTAAGAACTTCATTGAGTTGCGCACGATTACCAGAATAAATATCCATCATAGAATAATCTGTTGTAACCTCAGAAATTTTAGATTTAAGAACGGTTTTTACACGATTCTCTACAATATCTTCTCCGTCCATACCTTTAAATTTCTTATATGTATCAATTACTTGATCTTCAATATATCGGTATGTCATTTGGAAACTAATTGGAATACTAGCATCGTCAGAAGTCGCAACTTTAAATGAATCATCATCTTTACTACCATCTCGCTTATCTTTTGACAATACAAGAATTTCGTTACTTGTTGAAAATTCCTTAACTTTGTTCATTGGTGGAATAAAATGTGCGCCTGGTTTAAGAAGTTCATCTTTTACGCCATCCTTGTAGTTGTATGTGATCCCGACTTTACCAGTTGGAATTAAATCTACATGTGTTACTGTAAATCCTCCACCAATGATTGCTACCGCTACTACTAAACCTACTACTAAATTTTTCATATTATTTATCACCTTTCTTCATTTGATTTTTAATCTCTTTATAAACTTCTTTTTCAATATCAAAACTTTCATCTTGACGATTGATGTGCATTTCAATCTTATGAATTACTAACCAACCAATTGAAAATATGATAAGTGCGCCAATTGCAAATCCAATAGCACTTAACAAAAATATAACCCACATATATTTATCACCACCTTTCTAACATGTATATCACTTATTCATTGTCAAAATCTTCTCAAAAATATTATGAGTTGCTACAAATTTCGATGCTAATACATCTGGTGATTCTATTGATTCCATTCTCTTTAATGTATTCTTCATTCTATACGCAAGTTCTTTCATGTTATCTAACAAGCGTTCCATTTCAGTAATATCTTTTGTGGCTAATGCTCCAATAAAAGCATCTTGTAATAGCATCATATCTTCATTTAATACATTAAATTCATCATTTGTAAGTAGCTCACAATTATCTAATTTTTTCGCAAGAATTTTAAAATCTTCATTTATACTCATAATGTTCTCACTTTCTCTATGAAATCAGAGTTTCAATTAGTCCCATAATCCATCAATTTTTACTGTCCTATGGTTGATCCATCTATATCTGATTTCACTACCATATCCACACGATTCATCACAATTATCATTTGTACATATTGGTAAAAGTTCTGTTACTTCTGGTTCATCCATATATGAAAATTCATAACATAATGAACCTATCTCTAATTTAGAACCACATCTAGGACATTTACCTTTAATTTTAATTTTTTTACTCATACACAATCTTCTTTATCAAACTGAATTTCACCTGATTCATAATCTTTTGACACTACGACATAGTATTCTTTTTCCTCATCGAATTTGTACATATGTATCATGCTGTTACCAGAACCCATAAAATAAGAATATGCTTCTTGGTTTCCTCTAAAATATTCAATTCCTTGCTGAATCCATTTATTAATTTCTTCATCTGAAATTTCAATAGCTCTAAAATCTTTACTTGATACAGTAAAATGTGTAGGATATTTTACGTTTGACGCACAAATATCAATAGCATCATCGTCAAATTCTTCAACGTCCATCTCATAATTGCAACATGGACAGGTTACATGTGGTAATCCTAGATACCCTGTATGTGTATCTTCTCTTGATACCTCAAGAACAGATCCACAATTTTCACATTTCAAGTTTACTTTCTCTATTCTTGGTTCAGGTCTAATCGTTTTTGGTAATTGATGTGGATTTCTTGGTTGATTTTTATAATTATTTTGAATTACTTTCATTCTCTATTTTCTCCTATATAAATCCATTCTAATTTCTTGCGAATATCTATATTATCAATTGGAAAATAAATTACACATGGGTATTTATCTGGTATATTACTAAATTCTCCACCACGTTCATAATATTCTTTTACTGTTTCTAAAACTTTTCCTGTGCTGTCGTTTACATTTAGAGTAAATCCAAAATATTTTTCGCAATCTTCTGGACACTTAAAACGATTTTTTACCATTTCTATAAACTTCACCATATCATAAATATTATGAATAGCATTAAAACATTCAATTGGATCATATGCATCACAATTTGCAACATAATGTGTGGGAACTTTAATAGATGAGTTTTCAAGAGTTGTTCTTAGAAGACAGTAATTAAATGGATGATTTAATTCACAATATTTACATTTATAACAATAGCAGTCATGTTCAAATTCATTATGATTATGTACACCTGTGTCTACAAACTTGACACAACTATCATTATAACCAGGAATACAACGATGAGCTAATCTAAATGAACCATCATCATTTCTGACTATATCTTTATATTTGTTAAGCAGGAATTTTATATTCTGCTTTTCAGTTGATGTTGGATATATCATATATCAATAATTCTCCCAATGTATAATTATATACTCTTTATAACATGGATAATATGTACTTGTTCCTGTTTGTTCTTTACACCATTTATCCAGTAATTTCTGTAATCCATCTGCGTCACACTGTTCTGATGCGTCTTCGTGCAAATCACTACAAGCATATTCAATCAAATTATTTGCATCCATGTGTATACTTTTTTCTGTTGTAATCCATAATCGAGAAGGTCTTACATCAAAATCATCTTTACGCCAAGTATAAGCTTCAAAGAAATCATCAACAGTATCATAAAATTCACCGTTTTCTTCACAATAAAGCATTGTAGTTACTTCTGATTCTTTTACTTCTACTGCATTTTTAATTATTTTCTTCCATTCTTTTAACTTCTTTTCTCTATCTGCTTGCCTTTGTCCATCACATTCACAATGTAAATATGATTGTCGTTTGTATGGCTTACCACAATAAGGGCATAACCGTTGTACCCCATTGTAACAACTTTGGCAAAATGATAACGACTGATGTTTGTATGGAAACATATATTTTCTGCCTAACTCAGATGTATCTCCCTTGATCCCATATATGTTGTCATTTACCTTTAATCCCAATCCATTGCATTCAGGGCAAATACACTCATCTTCTGTGAGATTCTTAACCAGATATGGTGGAAGAATTTTAGAAACTACTTGATATGTATTTACTTTTTCTTTTCTAATCATATAACCCCTTTTTTGATGATACATAAATAGACGGATTTTTAATCTCTCTAGTTTCACTAGGTATTTTAATAAATGACTCTAAAATCTCATTTATTTCTTCTTCATGTTCAATGCACCAATTGTCAAATGAATCATCTACAAATTTTAATTCTGATCGTTTACCTCTCATACATCCTCCGTTATTCAATAAAAACATTGTTTAAACTTAATTGAATAATCTAGTAATTCATTTAATCCATGAAAATGCATATAACTTTCAACACCTTTCACACAATTTCTTCCAAACATTTCAGGATTTTTTAAAATTGAATGATATACTAACTCTTCAAAAGTCTTATATTGATGATTCGGTATTAATATAAACGCTCTTGTTTCTGGTGGAATACAAGTTTGTACAGCTTCTATTTGTGGTGAAGTAAATCTTACACTTTTATTTGGTGACTGAAATATTTCATCTGTATTAAAATTATATGTTGTCATATAATTTCTATTAAAGCACAACAATACTTCAACTGCTTGCATCATAATTTATTTCTCCGTTTCTGATAAAAGTTTCTCACAACGTTTGATATGATATATTAGTTTTCTATTTGTTCCGTTATCCATATGACCATAATGAAAACATCTATTATATCCAAGAATATCTTCTGCTAATTCCTTTGAATATTCTACAAATTGCTTTGTAACTTTAACATTATTCATTCATTTATCACCTCATATGTGTCTTTTAAGGCATATTTTGGTCAAAAATACACCTCAAAAGACGTAATTTTTACGATGAAAGGGAACTTTCATCTGTTCTAAATTTCTCCCTTTGCTCCACAATTATCAGCAATAGTCCAATCATCACATGCCATATTTTCGATAGTATATGTAATATCTTCTGAATCCCTGATATTAATAACTCTCCCGTCATGACAATGCATCATAACTTCATTGCCATCCAGCTCCCACCAACCTGTCCAATGTTTTCTCTTGATCTTATGTCATCTTTTAAGTGAAAATAATGCACTTGCGAAATTCATAGTTTACCTCCCAATTTTTGCTAAAAACTTTATCCATAATTTCTGATACCAATACAAGTGTAAATCATGTCCCATCAATTCAAGAAATTCTTCTGGGTGCTTCTGATAATATAAAATCTGTTTCTTCATTACTTCTTCTGAATTTTCTGGTGTTGTAGTTTCCCATTCTCCAAATTTAATTCTCATAGAATTACTACGTTTATCTTTTGATTCTATATTCTCTAAATTACTTCCGTTTTTGAATTTAATTTCTATCGTAAATCACCTCTAAATCTTTTCTAAACATACGGCGTAATCAACTTTTTGTGAAATTCCATTGAACGCTAATTTATCATTTACTTTATTAATATACCAAGCATAAGGGCTAATACCTTCGTTCATTTTTTCTGCTAATTTATCTGCTTTTTCCTGGTGCTCATATGCTATATTTCCATATTTAAGTTTCTCTGAATCCCATCTAGCATTTCCTATCATATTTTTAAACATTAAATATGATTCAAACTCTTTAATATATTCTCTAACTACTGAAATCATTTTAGAAATATTTTCTTCTAATACTGAATCACCAATAAATTCTATTGGATACATGACAATAATACTGCTATATGGTATTTCCTTGTTCACAACTTCTCTTATACAAAAGTTATTTTCATCTAAAACTGTTATTTTTATCACATCCTTCCACTAACTTAAATTCTTCTTTAAATTCTTCGTCTGTATAATGTCCCCACGTTGCTTCGTCCCAATCGAAAACATACCAATCATTGTAAAAATAATATTTCTCCACTTTAAAATGTTTAACAAGACAATATTTATCATTATCATCTTGGATAAAGACATATTTACTATCAAGATAAGGTTCAACTATTCTTAAAAATTCTTTTAAATTTTCCTTTGTTAATTTTATGCATTCATATTGTTTCTTACTTACACATTTCATTGTTATTCCTTTCTTTCTCTTTCATCTGTTTACAAAAATCTCTGTATCTTCTTGTATACTCATAAGATTCTCCAAATATATTATTCACCGCTTTGAATAATTTCGGTTCATATTTCTGTATTACTTCTAATTCATATTCAAAATCTCTACCAAAGGGGCAACCAGCGCATCCAGTACGTTTTAATCCATATTCAGTGTAACACCCACTATGCTCAACAAAATAAACTCTTTCATAATCAATCTTATCGGAATCTCTATACCAGAATAAAGGTCTATAATTATCACATCCTGTATCTGTTTCATCAAAGCATGATTTATACGCAGTTGCTCTTGAACCACCTTCTGCTTTTCTTACACCATATATGTCAAGATCATAATCAGACTCCGAAATACATTTGTGCATAACATCTTTCTTAGCATATTTACAACACTTATTTGATATTTTAAACGTTGGTGGATTTGCAACCATAAATTCTTTCAAATATTTATTACGAGAAATATTGAAACTACTTCCATTACCTTTTACATTGCACCACCATTTTAAAGCAGACTTGCATTTTGGGTATTTTTTCATCAAAGTATCAAAATCTTCATCTTCCCATTTAAAATTGTGTGCTTGCAATCGTTGGATAAATTCGCTGACTTGCTTAGAAATGAATGGTTGTCCATATGTTTTGCAGGACGAAGGAATTGGTTTAATTGCTTTATATGGATGAATCTCTATGTTATATTTCTCTTTCAGATATTTCAAATGATCTTTTGTAGCTTGATATTCAAGACCTGTATCAAACCACACATATGTAACTTTATTATCTTTATCGCATCTCCATACAATGTCTAACATTACATCACTATCAGAACCACCTGAGATACTACATAGAATATTTTTGTACTTACTACTATTAATCTTTGACCACGCCCTAACCAGATTATCTCCAATTGTTTGATTTTTAGGGCAACTTTCTAATAATTCTTCTATACTATTGGCTTTACTCAGCAATATGTACTTTCCTCACACGAAATTTATTTCGTTTCGTATGAGGTAAAGCCATACTTAGTGAGTGCCTTTTTACGTCACTATCACATTACTTTTTCGATTTATATAGACCAACGATCCGACATATAAATCATTGTGACAACCTTTATTAAATAAAGGTATTAAATACACATTGCCGTATTCTAGCCAATTGGCAGCACAGCTTCACAAATCTTCTCTATGCTATTGATTTTACAATCAATCATTTGATGTTCAGGGTGATTGTTATTATAATCTCTTGTAAACATATCAGCCCAGAAATCCATGTATTCATCATCTGCTTCTGAATCCATTACTGCATATCTTATAACATTTTTATAATTACCTTTATCTGTCATGTAGCTTAAATCAATCTGGTACACAGGTAATGTGATTTTCGTTTTAAGAAAATTCAATGGATGAACCGAAGATAGTTTATCTTTTAGTTCTTTATCATATATTTCAAATGTATCAATTCCTGTCATTAACCCACATTCACTGAAAAATTTGCTTGGATGCACTGTTTTTCACCTCCTTCCACACCTTGAAAAAATAATTTCATATAGTTACTTAATGTATTCTTCGNTTTAATTTCTATCGTAAATCACCTCCTTTCACACCTTGAAAAAATAATTTTATATAGTTACTTAATGTATTCTTCACAAATATCTACAATATGCTCACACAATTTCTGTGGTATTTTACTTCTCTCAACACTACCTTTTAGTCCTTGTGTCCCAGTTCTACTACCTCTTGGAGCAGAAACATGACATGGATCACCATTTTTACACATAGGTAAGAATTTAGGATCAGGATGATTTGTCCAAATATCAGTAGGTTTCATCCTGTCATCTCCATATTTGCAGTTATGTGTAACAATATTATCTTCTAATGTAAATGTATGTGATGAATCAGTTTCACAACAAAATACATCTTCGATTATTCCAGTATTTTCTACGTTCACAATACTCCATCTTCTAGGCTGAAATTTTGTATTTTTATGTTCAATAAATGCTTTTTTATGTTTACTCCTTAAAATCATTTTCTCATCCACATCATCTCTCATAAAAGTCATTTGATATAATGGAGTTTTTTCTTTTCCATATCCTTTTCTAAATGCCTCATTAATAGAATATGTACCAATTCCAATTGATTCTGCCAATTCTCTAACTGCTTCTAAATTTTCTTTTTTAGATGAAGATAATGTCAGCTGTCCATTGGTAGAAGAACAACTTCCATCTGCCGCAATATATCCAGCTATCCAAGAAAAAACTTTTGAATAATCATCTGTACATTTTGGGATGTCTGTTTTCCATTCATAAGGAAATGAACACGCTTTTGTTATTGTGCAATTATCTTTATCATCACGCCATCTTTTACCACCGTATCCATCAAAATATGGAAGCATCTCTATTTTTTCATTAACAAATTGTACAAATGAACCTGCTTTATGATTACTTTTCACATTCCATCCATCTCCAAAAATAAACCCTCTACATACATATTCTGGAATAATTTCTACATTTTGTTTATGTGGAATTGAATATGGCAATAACATTCCTTGTTTTAAATTTTCCGTTGTGACTTTGCTATAATTTTTCTTTGTTCCTGTTGGTCTAGCAGCAAACCAAATATGGTTTTTAGTGGTATATATTGTTTTAATCTTTTTTGCTCGTGATAATGTTAATTTAAATAACTCATCTCTACCATAATTTCTAACTTTTGCCGTTTCCCAATTACCTAACCTATTTAATATGGACACCTCTTGTCCTTCTAATTCTTTAAACGTTTTATGTCCATTTCTTGTAATAATTTTTGTATCACCACTAAAACAATACGTCACAGTATGACGTGGTAAATCTTGCATCCATGTCATCTTTCGCATACCACCTCTAGGATTTTCAATAAAATAAAATGTTGGATTTAGTTCCTTGATTAAGGATAGAACGTGTTGATCAGTTTTATCACAGAATTTTGCATAATCACTTACTGGATCAAGATTACCTGTTTCTGGATTCTTTCTTCTATGATGACTAATAGCCGCAATAGAAAATGTTGTACAATCAGGACTCGCCCAGATTACATCTGGATGTCCAAATTTTTCTAATATATCTTTCGCTGTAATATTATTAAGATCATCATATAAATCAATATTCTCAAAATCTTTATTCCATTCTACACTAAAAACTTCATGCCCTTTAGCTTCAAATGCTTTTCCAATAGATCTTGTACCTGCAAATAATTCTAATACTTTCACAGTCTCGCACCATAATAGTGCTGCGCAGCTTACCTCATGAGACTATGTATTCCTTTCTTCTATCAATTATTTCTTTCATCGTAGTCTTGAAAATCCTTGATTTTACTGACTTTTGAAAGAGATAAAATACATAGAATCATGTGGCTTTGGGACGCTGAAACCGCATAAATATTAGTGATTTAATATATCACATGAAAGAAATATTTTATGTTATTTCTTATCTTCGTTAATTACTCTTATCAATGCTTCAATTAATACTCGTGCATTAACATATGCTTGAATTTTAGATTCATTTTCTAATATATTTGTGAGTGCAATTTGGTATTTGTTTCTACTTTCTTCAAAAGACATACAGTTTCCATATACATCACACGCATATTCAGATGGAATATCATAATTTATATGTCCTAAATCATCTTTAAAATGGTGACCGCAATCATCTTTATATTTCTTACATACTTTACATTGTTCATTCATAATTCTATAGCATTTCCGCAACTTTCTTTGCAAAAATATCCTTGATATTCCTATCAATTACATCACAAATAACTTTCTCTGTTGCTTCTTTTACATATGCGTCTAATGTTTTATCTTTAATTTTTCGATTTGGATTCCATCTATCTGCTGATACTAACGCTCCAATTCTTTTAGTGACAATCTTTTCAATCTCATCATCGAGATTCCCTACAATTACATCTTCAATGTATTTATCCATTGCAAGTTTAACTTTCTGATCGAGTTCTTCACTATCAACTTGCAGATTTAAAATTAATTTTGGTTCTGATTTCTTCATAAATTTTCAATCTCCTTTATTTCTAATTCTTCTGTTATTTCCTTACGTTTCTCTTCGATATAGGAATCAATCTTTTTCTTAGCCGTTGATACAATTTCATCTACAATTTCATTTAAATTTAAAATTTTTTCTTTCATATTCTCACCACCCTAAATACTGAAACCATTTTGCAAATAACATTAATCCTTCTTGAATCTTATCATTCAGATACTTGCATTTATCTCTCCAATCGGAATCCTTAAAATTTATAGACATATATATCTTATAATCATTAGCAACTTGCTCAAAAGACCAAATCATTTTATCTAGTGCTTCATCCCATTTCTCTTCTGTTTCCATTCCTTCTATTCCTGGATAACCATTATTTAATTTCTTGAATAATTTTAATCTTGGGAGAACATATTTTGCAATATTACAATCCAGATCCAATGTTTCTTTTGGATTTACATACAATCCTTGTTTCTTTAACCGCTTTTTATGTACTCTTTTATTCATAAAACATCACTCATCATAATATTCCAATTAAAACCCACCATGTAAAAATAATTTGAATA